GCGCTGCGCCGGCATCGGTGCCGATCGTCGCTACGGTCGTAGCAGTCACCTGTGCGGGTGCGGTCGTCGTGGTGAGCGGCGGCCGATCGCCGTCCAGATACACGATCCACTGATACACGAGGTTCGACAGCCAGTTCGCGAGCTGGGCCGTTAGGATCGTCTGCGGCAAGTGGCCCGCGTCTTTTTCCGGCTCGCTCGGCTCCGCAATCACGGCCGATCCGCCCGTAGCCCAGCGCGGCAATTTCGTAGGTCTTGCCATCTTGGTCAGCCTCCCAGCAGAGCGCGGTCGAAACCAAAGTCAGGCCCGCCGCCGTTGAATGTAAACGACTCGATTGCAACCACGCCGCCGCCGTCAGAGGCGAACACAAAACGGCCCGCGTCGAAACCCAGCGGCGACGCCGGCACCGGCACGTCAGCCGGCGCAAACGTGAACACGCCGGGCCATGTTTCGTTTGACCAGGTCGCGATGTACCGCACGCCGGCCGCTTTCGCCGGCTGCACGAGCTGCGCGATCTGCAGGCCCGTGCGTGAATCAAGCGCGCCCATGTCGAGCACGAAAGACGCCGGGAAGTACTCGCGCAGCCGTACCGTGTTGCCGCCCGCTAGCTTGTCTGCGATCGCGATGATCTGCTCGGTCGTGCCCGACGACCGCTCAACCAGCACGCGCGCCGAGATCCACAGCCGATACGTGTCGTCGTCGCGGCCGTCTCGAGGTTGCCCCACGATGCGCCCGAGCATGTCGAGCGTCTCACCCGTCGCCGTGCCGATGCTGCGTTCTGTGAGCAGCTGATAAAACGCGTCTTCGACGGCCTGCACCTCGGTCAGCCACGACGCCAGCAGCGCAGACGTCTTGGGCAGCCTGTAGCGCTCGATCAGCCGCTCTATGCCGCGTGCAACGTGGTCGGTGAAATGCTCGGCCGTCATGGGATCGGCACCACTGAGATCCGCGTCGTGTCGAGCGTGCCGATCTGCCGCTGCGTCAGCGCGACACTGGGCTGTCCGGTCGCGTAGTCAGACGACACGAGCGACACCCGACACTCCGCATTGAGCACGCCCGGCTGCTGCATGGCGACCGTCACGAAGCGGCCCGCGTAGACCGGATCACCTACGTCCAAATAGCCCGGCGACCCCGGCGTCTCAGCGGACGCGGCGACCGCTTCTTTCATGGCCGTGTCGCCGATGTAGTCGGCGGCGACTACGGTCAAGCGCAGCGCCACGTACACCGGGATTTCAGCCGGCCGACTGAATCCGATCGTGTGCGGGATGCCTTCCGAGTCGGTGATCACGACGTTGATCGATCCGAAGGCCTGGATCCCGGCCGGCTTGTTCGCCCATATCGTCAGCGCGATCGCGTCGTCGTCGTCGGTGCCGATAGCCGACCGCACGACGGCCTCGAATGAGTGCCCCGGCAGCCCGTTTGCGTCGATCGTGTCCGTTACGTTTTCAAGCACGGTCGCAGCGAGCACCGTGTCGAGCTGCAGGATGTCCGCGCGGATGCCGGCGACCGTGCCGCCGCCCTGCGCGGCGAGCTCGTCTTGTCGACGCGCGCGGTAGGCGGCATCCGATTCGATGTCCGTGCCGAGCTCGGCGTCGAGCGCGTTCGTGATCGACGTCCAGCCCGTGATCAGCGTGTCGCGTTGCGTCAGCGTGCCGGCGTTCGCCGCGATCGGGCCCGTCTCGATCGCCGCGAAGGGGATCTCGAGCGTCGCTGGCGAGCCGCCCGCATTGATCATCGCGGTCACGTTCGTGAAGCGCGCGGCGGCGTTGCCTACGACTGACGCGACGGCCGTCAGCGCCGGGATCGACGTGCCCGCGGCAAGCACCACCGTACACACGACGCGTGACGACGTCGCCGGCTCGCGTAGCGAGTTCGTTAGGCTGTAGAGCTGATCCTGCGCATCGCCCGAGACTTGATCGGGGTCCATGGAGTCATACAAGTTTTCGCCGAGCTCCCACAGTTCGGCGATCTCCGACGCCATGATCCCATTCAACTGGCCGATCAGGCCGAATTGCGACGTGTCGATCGCCGGATCGATGTTCGCGCGCTGCTGCGCGACAAATGACGCCTCGATATCCTGCAGAGTCTTTGCGACGAAACCCGCGTCCGTCAGGCCATAGACCGTCATGCGCCGCCCCCTATCGTCTCGGAAAGCGTCAGCGTGCCCTCACCCCCTGCGGAGTAGAGCACCGATGCTGTGACCGTCAGCACGCGCCGCAGCGGGTCGAAACCGAATCGCAGATCGGTCACGTCTTTCACGCCCGGCGTTTCGCGTGAGGCCTTCGCGAACAAGCCCCGCACGACGGTCATAGACGGGTTTTTGACCAGGATCAGATTTTGATAGTCGATCCCGAGCGACCGATCGCGGAAGCACTCGCCCAGAAACATGGTCAGGTGCGTTTCCCACGCTTGCGCGACTGCGGCCGCGCCCGTGACGAGCTGCGCCTTGCCGCCGATGAGCAGCAGGTCGTCAGTCGCGGGATCGATGGCAAGATCTGACATGGTCAAATCACCGAGATTTTCGCGCTCACCAGCACCGACCCGTTCAGCGCGGACGGGAAAACCAAGATCGTCGATCGCGCGCCCGGTGTGGTCACGGTCAAGACCGCGTATTGGCCTAACACCGTAACCAGATCCGAGCCTGACACCGCGGCCCCCGCGATCCCTTTCAAGTCGAAAAATTTCCACGAAGCAGGATCGGTTAAGTTTCCCGAGTACATCAGCCGATCCGTCGTCGACGATCCAGCGCGCGGGAAACCACGCACGTAAACCGCGTTTGCGCTGGCAAAGACTTCGGCGTTCGCCGTCGTCGCTTCCCCGAGGCCGGCAGCGATCCACGTGGCCCCGCCATCCTGCGAATATTTTAGCGAGTATTTCGCAGTCGTCGGCGACTTGCCGCAGACCACGATCGCACGCATCGGCGCGTAATACACCGAGCTAAGCAGGCCCGTCGCGTGACTGTAGCCGTGCGCCGTGGTCGACGACCAGGCTGCACCGGTCGGTGATGTCCACGTTGACCCATCGCCGCAGACGCACACGAAGCGCGCGTGATCGGGATCCCAAGTCACAACGCGTTTGATCGCGCCGATCGGCATGCCGGCCGGCGTCACCTCAACAATCGAACCTGCGCCGATTGTCCAGTAACCGATCTTTGGGCTGGTATTGGATACGAACACACGCGCGCCGCCGCTGACGGCCATGTTGTGATATGCGACCGTTGAACCGGATACCGAGCTGCCCGCGTCAATCAACGGGACATCCGGATTTGCGGGCCCGAATGGCCACGTCACATAATAAATCTTCGGCTCGGTCGTACCGATGAAAACCACTCCAGCGTCAGCAGGTGCGCAGAACGTCGGATGCGTATTGATCGTCGGCTCGGGCCCTGTCGTGCCGACGAATCCTCCCCACGAAACCGGATAGCGACCGAGCTTGATCAGCGATGCTGCATAGCCCGCCCACACCATGAAGCCGGTATTGGCATCTAAGGCTACGCCGGTTTCGGAAAAGCCAGAAGGCCCGATGCCACCGCTAGACGTCGTCGCATTCGTAACGTTGCCCGATGCCGTCGCAGCGAGCAGCGCTTGCACTTCCAGGTCAGCCGCAGCCTGCAATGCTGCCCCGTCGCGCAGCGCTTGGATCCACTGCCCCACGAGGTTTTGCCAGTAGTTGAAAAACGACGCGGGCGGCTGCTCGCCCGGCACCCACCCCTGCGCTTTTTTGCCGTCTGACGGCTCGAGGATTGACGCTGCGCCGGTTGCCCAAGTGGGGAGCTTGCTGGGTAGTGTCACTTTAGTTTCACTTTCTCCGACCCCGAAGGCCCGGGCGCAGTGGCGAATGCCGCCGCGAATTTGGCCTTTAGCGCCGCGCCGCCGTCATTCGGCACCGCAACCCATGTCCGGAACATGTTGTCCATTGCGCTGACATAAGCGTCGACCTTACTGGCCAGCGCCGCGGCGTCCGTGCCTTCGGCGAAAACACTCGTGCCGTCTTTCTTCCAGCGCTGCAGGATCGTCCCTGACGTCGTGCCGATCACGACGTCCGCCGCGTCTACGCCCGTCAGCAGGCTCGAGCGGGGCGCGGGGCCGCACGGTAGGGCGATAGCCCCCTGCAGCGTGTGCGTCGCCACGTCGCCCGGTACGATGGCCGAGCCGCCCGCGTGTCGCGCTGATTCGATCCACGCATCGAGCGAGCGCTCTGCAAACACTAAGAGCACGATGTCCCCCACGGCGAGCGGCAGCGACACGAAGAAACCGCCCCCCTGCGCATAGCCGACCGGCACCATGGGGATCACTGGGTAGGCTTCATTCTGCGGCAGCCCGTCCGCGTCGATCACGCTGCGCTGCAGCGTGGGCAGCACGTCCACGAACTGCCGCGCGTCTTTACCTTCGCGCACGCCGACGATCTCCGCAGGCAAGCACGTGTGCAGGTCCGCGAGTTCATCGCGGATCACGTCGACTTGAATGTCGAGATCGGACGGTAGGACGGTCACGGCTTAGCTGCTCGCTTTCCGCTGCTCGCTCTTGAGCTGCAAATCAACGTACCAGTCTTTACCCGCCGTCTGTCCCGTGTGTTTAGAGACTTCGATCCGATAAAAGCCTCGCACGTGTTCTGACTGCACCTCGACGCGGCGGCCTGGATACAGATCCGGGATGATCAGCGAGCGCACGTCAACGAGGCCCTTGTTGCCCGGCTCGGGACTGCCGATCAAGCCCGTCTGCGGCGTGAGCTTCACGGCCAGTTGTGACAGCGGCTTGCCGTAGTCGAGGAACTGCAGCTCGTCGTCTTGCACCGACCATTCGAGATCGCAGCTGCGCGCGATGCGATCGATCTCGTCCTCGACCGCCCCGGCGAGCGCGTAGCCGTTGAAATACTGCGTTGCTGCGGTCCCCGCAATTTTCGCCTCGACGACGCGCTGCGCGCTGTTGCCCAGCTTTAGGCCCATGGCCTTGGCGGCGTCTTGGAGCACTGACGCCACGGTCGCGCCCGGGGCGAATGACTTCACGATCCGCGCTTTGCGTGCTCGCCGGCCGGCGTCGGACGTGATCGCCGTGATCCAGTCCGCCCCCTCACGCGTTGACGACGCGTCGCGCAGGTCGCCGCGGAATAAGAGCGACGTCGCGCCCACGTAGCCGGCCTCGAGCGACACGTAAACCTGCTCGGCCTCCTGCAGCCGCTTGCGGTGATCCGCGTTCAGGTTCCACACGCGGATCTCAGCGGTGTTAGGCGTCTTGCTCGACAGCGACCGCGTGACCACGAAAGACAGATCGAAACCCTCGAGCCGCAGGTCAGCCACCTGCAGCGACACGTCACGCTTAAAAAGCGTGGTCACGGTGGGAGCTCCCGCGTCAGTGCGTAATGCAGCATGTCCGGCCCCGGGATGTAAAAGAGGCACCAGCGGTCGCCGAAACCGGCCTGCGTGACCGGCTCCGCGGGCCCCGCTAGGTCGACGAGCACCAAGTCGCCGGGCGGCCGGTGCGGGGCGTGGCAGCGGCGCAAGAGTGGCCACGCGGTGACCAGCGCAACGGACAGCGCGATCGGGTCGTCGTCGAGCGTGCGCAGGTCCATGTGCCACGTGCCCGAACGGTCCGACCAGCGGAACCGAAACCAATACGTCACGCCGTCCAGGTCGGACTGTTGTGTCACGTGCGGGTGAGACGTCGTGTTGATGCGCTGCAGCGTCAAAACATCCCCCCTGTGAATACACCGCTGACCCGCTTCACCAGGCCGCCCACACCTTCCGTCGCGACGACGCGCGCCGCGGATTGCTCGATCTGCTCTTTCGCCGGCTCGGACAGTGACGCGGTCGGCGTCGGCTCGGTCGTCTGCTTGCCGCGTGACGCGCTGTCTTGCCCGCGTGATTCGGACGGGTCGATCACCGTTTCCGACGACACGAGCCGCAGCACTTTGCACGTCGCCGTAAAGCGCAAAGTCTTCGGGCCCGACTCCGCGGACCGATCGAATTGCAGATCAGCGATCGCGACCGAATCGTAGACTTCCAAGCCCGTGATCAACTGCACCGGCTCGGCGAGCTCGACCACCTGACACAGCGCGTCGTACACCGCGCGGACGCGATCGAAATCCTCGGTAAAGCGTAGCGCGGACATTTGCACGGACTGCTGCGCGGCGGGGTCTACGTGGTGCAGGTCGACCGCGTACTCGCGCCGGGGCAACGCGATCGGCAGCCCTAGCGCGCCCGCGAATACGCCCGCAAGCGCTGCGGCTTGCCCGAAACCCGGGATCCGGCCTAGTACCCCGTACGTCGTCGGCTCGCCTTGAATCTTCGTGGACAGCGGCGGCACCCGCGACAGCGGCTCCGCCGGCACGCGTAGCGCATATGACGACGTGTCCACTTGGGCCGTGCCGGCGTGCGTCAGCGGCAGCTCGATCGGCTGGTTCGTGATCAGGCCTTCAATGCGGATCGTGCGCGGCGTGGGCCGAATGTGATCGGTAATGCCGGGGCCGTCTTCGACGGGATGATCCGAGACGTCAGCACCGATCGTGTGCTGCTCGCTGATCGACACGTCGATCCATACGGGCCCGATTTCGGCATGTGTCGGCTTGTGGGCCATGCGTCACGTCCCGCCCCGCCGCGGGATCGCGGCCGCCGCGGCCTTGCGTTCATCGGCCAGCACCTGCCGCACGGTCTTTGTCACCTGCACCGTGTCGCCGCTGATGTTGATCACGGGTGCCGGCATGGACACGTTGACGGACATGTTTTCAGGCAGCCGTGACGCGCCGGGGGCCTCGGCGGCGGCCTCGAGCTGCGCCCGCGCGTAGCCGCTGATCGACTCCCCTTCGTTCGTCTCATCGTATGGCGTGGGTAGCGTCGACATGCCGCCCGATGCTTCCGTGAGTGCTTTCACGCGTGCGGCTTCCGCTTCCGGCGTGCTCGACCACTCGGGCGCCTTCAATGCCTCGGCGTTTTCCTTCGCCTTGCGTCGCGCCTTGGCTGACCAGGCTGTGCCCGGTGTCATGGGCACGCCTGCGGCGGCTGCGGCCGCGGCTTGCTCCTGCTGGTAAAGCTCTTCGGCGTCGTCGCGCGCTTGTCGTCGCTCGCGTACGCCTTTACGCCGCGCGTCTTCGCGGCCTCTACGCCGGTCACGATCGAATTGCTCCTGCTCCGACGATTCGCGCCCGTACACGTCAGCGCCCGAGCCGCGGCCCTTGGAATACTTATAGGTCTTGGCCTCCATTTCTTTGACGTCCAGCAACATGCCTTTGCTGTGCATCATGCGGATGTATTTATTCTGCGCGTCTATGATCGGCTTCATGAGCCAGTCGTCGACGCGGTCTTTGAACGCCGCCACGTCAGCGCCGCGATCTTCGCCCGGGCCCGCGAAGCGGTTTTCGAGCATCTCGAAAGCACCGTCTAGATCGCCGATCTCTTCGATCAGATCCGACACGTACTCAACCGACTTTTGGATCGCCGTGTTGAGATCTTTGAAAAACTTGACTGTGCCTTCGACGAGCTTGTTGACGGTGCCGATCCCGAAGGCTTTCTCAATCCAATCGCCGATCACGGACTGCCCGCCCGTGAATAGGTTCATCAGCTCGTCGACTAACACCACCATCGCGCCGATCATCGCGAGCGGCACCGCGAACGCTAGGATCGTCTCGCGCCCGAGCCACACGACAACCGCGCCCAACGTCAGGAAAGCGGCCTCGAGTATCTTGGTTCCCTGCCGCGCCTCATTGAACCACTTGATCAGCTCACGGCCGGCGCGGATCAGCTTTTCAAACGCCGGGATCACGCGACGCGCCATGTCGATCCCGAGCGTTTTGATCTGGGCTTGTAGGGCCTTCGACGCGTTCGCGAAGCCTTCGCCGGTGCGTGCGGCGTCGCCCTGCGCTTGCTTCGTGAGTTTCATCACGGCCGCGTAGCGAAGCTCGGTCTTCTCCGCGACGCTCATTTGCGTGACTTTCTTTTTGATGCCTTGCGCGTGCGCGACCTCGGTCAGCGTCGTGTCATTCAGCACCACGCCGTAGCGCTTCAAAGACTCGTATTCGCCCGTTAGGCCTGACCGCAATGCCTGCATCGCGTCTTGGTCGGACGTGTTGAAAAATGACGCCAGATCGACCGACAAGCCGGACAGCGACTCAGCCATCAGCCGCGCTTGCTCTTGCGTCTTCGTGATCGGCCCGAGCACCGACCCGAGCCGCGCGGCGTACGCCTGCAGGTCGTAGGCGCTGCGGCCCATGGCCTCGCCCATGGTGTGCGACCAGTCGTCAACCTGCTTGGCGCCGTCCGCGCCGAACAACTGACCGATCGCGCTCGAGGTTTCGTTGGCGTCTGACGCGAGCTGCACGAACTCGTTCAGCTTCGCGCCGATGCCCAGCGCGGCCAGCTGCCGCCCGAGCATGGCGAACGTCTCGGCAAGCTGCGACGTCGCGGCCTGCGTTTCCTGCACGGCTTTCGTCGTGTCTTTGGCGGCTTGCTCGGGCGCGCTTGGGCCGCCGCTCGAGCCGCCCTTGCGTGTCGAGCCGCCCGACGTCAGCGACTTGTGCAGTGACTCGATTTCGGCTTCTGCCGCGCGGAAAGAGGCTTGATCGACTTCAAAGCCAAGCCGCGTGATGAGCTCGCGTACGACGGTCACGGCTGCCGCCCCCTCACTGCGACACGTCGATCTAACTCTTCGTACATGTCGAGCACGGCGTGCGCCTCGTAAAGGTCGTCAAGCGACCACTGCGTGTGGATGGTGATCAGGCTGTCGGCGTAGCGCTGGCTGCTGGCGATCCGGTGGATATCCCAGTCGATGTCTGCGGGGGCTGCAATGCTGATAGTAGTTTCGTCAGACGCCCGAGCAGCCCGCTTGCGCTGCTCGACACGGCGAAAAAACTTGCGAAATTTACCTCACAACAAAAGCGCAGCCACGCGAACATCTCGTCATAGCGGCCCGCGAAATGGTCGTCGTAAATGTCCGCAAGCCGCAGCTCTATTTCGCGCGACTTCACGACGACGGTGTACGTCGCGAACTCGTCACAGATCGCGGATAGGTCGTCGTCGTTCAGCCGCAAGCACAAGTCATGCAGCCCGTCCGCGATGCCGAGCGCTAGCCCACCGTCGAACGTTTGATCCTTGCTGCGACCTAGGCCGCCCACGAACGAGCCGGCCCCGGGCCCTACGAGCCGAACGAAGCGCACGAGCATGGACCGCCCACGTTTAGCGGGCAGTTGTGTCACGCGGTACGTAACGCCACCGATGCGCTTTTCTTTGGCTTCAATCGCCACGCGTCAGCGCCCCCCGATGAACGTAGCGACAGTGGCGTCCGCGAGCTGGATCTTCCACTGCAGCGTTTGGATCGTCTTGCCCAGCGTCACGGACGGGTAGCCCATGATCCAGGCTCTTTCACTCGAGACGACCATGCGGCCGTACAAGTCGCGCGCGCTGAACGCGCCCGCCGCTGCGCCGTTCGCCGTCGCCATGTCGAGCAACAGCATCCCCTGCAGCCGGTCGTTTGCCGGCGACGTGTGCGCGTAGGTCAATGACACTGTCGCTAGGCCGTTGTTCGTGCTGGCCCGCGACACCTCACCGTCCGCGCCGACGAAAGCCGTGTATTGGTCTTCGGCCCACTCCAAGGCCATCACCTCGTCTTCGCCGTAGCCGCCGTCTAGCGGAACCGCGTTCAGCGATACCGCGAGATCTCGAATGTTCCATGCGCGCAAGCTGCCCATGATTGCCAGATCCTTCCCCGCTTACGCGGCACCCGCGCTATGCGGCGGCGACTAACACCGTTCCGTTGATCAAAACCTTGTTGATCGCGCCTTGAAGCACGAATTGGAATTTCACGTTCCGCAGGATGCGCGCGATTTTGTCTGCGGGTGCCACGTCCGCAACGGCCGGCGCAGACGTCCACCAATCCTGATCGCCGTCCGCGATCGTCGCCGTGATGGCCTCGAGGATCTGCGCCTCGACTTGCGAGCGGATCAGCGCGATGCCCTTGTCCGTGTAGGGCACTTTGTCATTGTTCGCGAGCAGCCCAACGATCCGCTCTTCGAGCCGCGACTCAAACCAGTCAGTGCCCTGTGTGATGTCCGCGAAGCGACCCGACGCCGCGCGGCCGTCCAGCGTGAAGCCGACACCCTTGATCGCGACGTAGTAGTTCACGTTTTTGTTTCGCAGGTTGCCGCGCGCGGTGTCGTCGAGCGGCGACATGTCGACTAGGGCTAAAGCCTTGTTCGCCCAATTTGCAGCCCCGGGATCTTTCGGCAGCATCTTTCCGAGCCACGCCGCGCCCGCGTATTGCTCGGCCGCGCGGTGATGCCATGTCGTGAACGTGCGCGTAATCGATGCCGCCTTTAGCTGCGTCCCGATGTCCGTGGAGCCTGACCCGATCGCGTCGCTGTCCATGGTCGTCGGCCAGAACATGACGGTGTTAGTCTCCGCCCAATTCGCCGCGCCGAGGATCTCCGCGGGGCCCGTCGCATCGATAACCAGGCCATACCAGTCCTGATCGTACGCGCGGATCGTGTTCAGGTCCGTTGCTATGCCGATCGTCGGATCGGGCGTCGTCTCGAGATACGCGATGTTCTTGGACGAGCACGAAAACGAAAACCGCGTGCCGGGCGTCGTCGACGTCACGGTGATTTCCGTGGCAGTGGCGACCGCAGTCACGCCCAGCGGCGGCGTCGCGCCCGTGATCGCAGCGGCGATAGCCGTGCAGGCCATAGCGACAGTGCCGGCCGCTGCGACGGTTGCAGTTAGGTCCTTAGTTTTGATCCGAAACGCGTACGACGAGCCAGCCGGATCGACGGTCGGCGTCAGCTTCGCAACCTGCGTCCCGAGGCCCGCGCGCTTGCCGACCTTGAAGGTTGCCGGCGACGGCTTTTGGGCCTTCATGGCTTGGGCCATCAAGTAGACGGGGTGCGACGTCGGCACGGCGAGCGGCGGCGTCACGAGCTGCGCGAGCTCGCTAAACGTGCGCACCGTCTCGGGCCAAAAAGCATGCGACGCCACGATCATGGGCGTCCCGAAACCTTGCTGGGCTACAGCCGCGTCGCGGATATCGATCGTCACGTCCACTACTTCAATCGTCGTAGTCATCGGCGGCTCCTATGGCAGCGGGGGCATCATTTCGGGGGGCAAGACGATCGGCTCGTCGACATTGATCACGGTGCCGCCGACTTCCGCGTGTTCGATGATCGTCGTCGCGGAGCCGGGCAGCGTGCCGTCAGGTGCCGTCACGTCGAGCACGTAACCGAAGTCGGTGCGCAGCGTGGCGAGTGACAGATCGCGGTGTTCAGACGGCGGATACGTGCTCACGATCGTCTGATTGCCGATGCACGACAGCCCGCACGCCGCGAACACGTCTTGCGAGTACGGCAGTTCCATCAAGACGGCGAGCTTGTCGAGCAGCACATAGGCCTTCTCTCCCGCGTGCTGGTCGCGCGTGACGAGCGTGATCGACCACGTGCACAGCCGCTGCGCGAGCACGTGCGGCTTGACGACGCCGTCAGCGTCGGGCGGGGGATACACGATGTCAGCCGTGATTCCGTCGCGGTTGCGGTGCTCGCCGAGCCGCAGATCCATTTGCGGATATACGCGGTATCCCCACGGCTCGCGATCCCATGCAACGGCGTTCGGCCCGATGCCGGACATCGCAATAACCCAGTCACGCAAACCCGTTTCGGCGGCCTGCCAATCCACGGTCAGGCCCCCTCGATAATGTAGGTGATGCTGCTGCGCAGCTGGCCCGAGTCGATCAGCGGGACGTCCGACTTTTTCTTGGCGATCGTATACGGCGCGTTAGCCGGCAGGATGCGATCCGCGATCCGCTGCTGGATTAGGCCGACCACGTAGGAGCCGAAGGCTTCCAAGGCCGTGCGCAGATCAAACTTGCCGATCAGCACGCCGTAAGCGAAAGCGGCTTCGCGCTTCGCGATGGCCTCGGCGAATATGTCGACCGTCGCGCCCATGAACGAGCGGGCGGGGATGATTACCCACCGCTTGCGCTTGGGCTGCCAAATGCGCCGGCCGTACTCCTGCACGTCTGCGATCTGCGCGACGCTGATCCGCGCGTTCTGGTGATTTGCCGCTGCGGGCGGCCCCTGCACGCCCACACGACAGATCGCACCGGTATCGCCGAGCCGGTGCACGCGCTGCTTGAGCGCTTTCCAGCCGTGGTCGATCTCGATCGTTTTGGTGGTGGCGGGCATGGCGTGTGCGTTAGGTGGCGCGTGGTCCGATCACTGTGCTGCGCACAAGCTTTTGGTATTGCCTCTCGTACGTGGTCGACGCTCCGCCCGGCTCGGTCGACTCGACCAGCCGGGCGAACTCGCCATGCGGTGACAGCGCTATCAAGTGGCACGCGTAGTACTTGACCGCGTCGTCGACCAAGCTGCCGAACACGTCACCACTGACGAGCCGCTGCGCGTCGGCCAGCTTGTAGCCGATGAGTTCCGAGCTCGTGTTGGCGAACTCGGGGAACTCGGCTTTTATCTGGTCGACGGTGACGGTCATCCGCAGTCCGTGCTTGTCGGATCGGCCTCGGGGGGCGGGGGCGGCGGCGCGACGTACGCCACCAAGTAGCCCGCGTCGAACCACTCCTGATAGATCGGTTGATAGGTCAGTTGGAACGTGTACCGCGCGGCCTGGTCGGCGTTCAGCACGTATGCGACGGGCGGGTCGAGCAGCGGCTCGAACACCATGTAATCGCCCTTGAGCACGCCGATCGACAGCATGCGATCGGTCGTGTTCGACAGCTGCACGAGCGTCGATCCTTCGGGCGGCGTTTCCCCGTCTATGAGTTTTGGCAGTAGCGGCATGTGTCGGCCTCAACCTTTCCGCGTGCGGGGCGTTCAATCGTCGTCGTCGTCGGCGGATTGCGGCCCGCGTCTACGGCTGCGCGCGGTCAATGCTCCGCCTTCACCTTCGCCGCCTTCGGGGGGCGGCGGCTCGGGTGGCACCACCACGAGTTCACCCGCGGCGATCCACTCGAGGCACGTGTCAGTCGTTAGGCCCTTGTCGAGGCCCGTTTGCTCGGTCGCCGTACATGCGACTGTCACCGTTGCCGCGCCGACTGTCGGCGGCACCGTGGCGAAAGCCCCTTCGCCGATGCCTATGTGTTTGACGTGTGGCGCGGTGTTTTGAAATACGGTGACAGTTTCGTCTGCGCGTGGGGTTTCGCCGGGCAGTAAGATTCGCATCAGATAATTTCCCGTCTGCCGTCTTCGGGCGCTTGGGGTATGTCGGTGATGATGAGCAGCCCGTCGCCCGTCCACTGCGCGACCTGCGGCGACTTGACCGCGGCTGCCCACGCCACGGATTCGGTTTGATTGAAGCCGACGAGCGTGAAATTCAGCCCCACGCGCGGCAGCGGCGACGGGGGCGGGGGCGGGATCGAAATCACGCGCGTGGTGTCCAAGTGGATGTTCATCACGTGCGTGGAAAGGTTTTGCAGAGCCAATGTGACTACGCGCGGCATGTCAGATCCCGTTCATGTAGACGCCGCCGAGTGGGTATTCCCACGCGACGCCGCCGATACGGCCGACTGAGTTGATCTCGAGGATCAGGTTTTTGGCTTGTGGTGGTAGCTCTTGCTGCTCGAGTGGCAGCTCGAGGTGCACGACGATCGGGCTGCGCGAGTACATGATCGCGCGCGGTGTCGAGCCAGTGTTGACCGTGTCGCAGAACTGCCACCAGTCGACTGATTTTACGGTGCGCGACTTCTCGGTGAACACGCGTAAAATCGTGTCGCGCGGCGATGCTCCGCCCGCCGTGCTGACCGGCGTCTTTTCGATGTAGCGATACTTGGCGAGCGGCAAAAGCAGCGTGTCGGGGAAGCGCGTGCCCTTGGTGTTGACGATCACCGCGTCTTCCATCGCGTGCAGATCGTTCAGCACCTCTTGCGGGGTCTTGTCGCCGCCGCCCCATGCTGTCGAGCTGCCGGCTGCAGGTGGGGCCGCGGAGATCTGCGGCACGTTGACGTTATTCAGCAGGCCCGTCGCGCCGGTTTCGATGATGCCGATCGCGCCGATCACCTCGATCCGCTGCTCGAAACCATCCCGCACGCCTTGTGCGAGCCGCGTTTGCAGCGGCACGCCGGCTCGAGCGGTACGCTGCAGGTCGAGCCACGACCAGCCGTAGCCCAGCGCCATGGTCTCGACGCTGTTTACAAACTTTTTCGCGAACGTCGCGACTTTTGGAATGTCGTCGGCGTAGTTGGCAACGATCTTCGCCATGCCGGTGCGATCCCACTGCGAATAGGCCCACGTCTCAGCGCCGGGATCGACTTCGGACGTGATCGGCACGAACTGACGCGCCTTGAAAGGCGGCCGCTCGATATCCGCGGTGCGAGCTCGCATGTACTCGAGCTGTTGCGTCAGCACCGTGGTCTCGTTCGCGTCTAAACGATCTTCGCCGTAGACGCTCGCGCGGTGCAGCACGAGGTGTGCGAGCACGCGATCGATAGCCTGCGAATCGAGCCGATCGTTTGACAGCTTCATGAGCTCCGCAGCGAGATTATCGCGGCGGATCGCAGGCATCGGGGGCGGTTGCAGAAAGAGCATAGTCGCGCGTGATCCTTTCGAGCGTTGCCGCCCCTAGCGTCAGTCAGTCAGTTAGAAGATCGACACCTCGAGCAGCGCCAAGCTGCCCGCCGTTGCGTCCGTGATGAACATGGCCCAGTCGCACTGCGCGGCTGATGCAGTGTCTACGTCAGCCCGGAACGAGCCGATCTCAGTGCCGCCCGCTCCTGCCGCGTAGCGAACGAATGCGGGCGTAAAGCGCAGCACGTTGCTTTCGGCGAGGACCCAGATCCGGCCGCGTCGCATGACGGGCGTGGGTCGATTTGCGGGATAGTCGACGCCACCTTCGCGAGATTGATCCCACGGTACGACCCCATAGAGATTGTATTTGCTGGTGATGTCCGCTGCCGCAGCCGGCAGCTTCGCAGCACCGCGCGGCTTGCCTGCGGTCTTGTCGACGCACAGCATTTTGCCGATCTTGACGACTACGCCGGGATAAACCGAATCGACGTACTTCGTGAAATCCTCGGTCATCAGGCCTAGCAGGCCGTCCGGCGCGAGATTGGTGTATGACGTCTGCATGTCTGTCGTATCCCTTTCGTCGTGTCGCTGCGGGTATCGCTGCGTGTCCTGCGGGCCCTACGGCTTGTAGTCCGGTGCGGTGTAAGCGAGCGGCGTGCGCCACGCCGGAACCCACTTGGAGTCTTGACGATCGACGGGCTTACGTACCGGCGCGATCGTCGCGCGCGCAGCACCGATGCCGCCGCCGCCATCAGTCCGCGGCTCGACACTCGCCAGCGCGTCGAAAGCGATCGCGATCTGGTCGTCTGTGCGATCCTTGACCACGAAGGCCGGATTTACCTTCGCCAAGAAGGCCTCCTGCATCGCGCGCACGGTCATACCGTCGAGCCGGGTTGCGTCTTCCCCGAGCACCGGCTTCACGCGTTCGATCACGGCCGACCGCTCGCGCGCGGCGGCCTCGATCTTCGCAGGCGCCTCGCGCAGCGCGGCCTCGAGCTGGTCGATTCTTTCTTCCAGCGTCGCGATCTTTTCGTCGCGCTCGTCGCGCTCGATCACGACTTCGCCTAGTGCATCCGTACGCACTGACAAAGCCTGCAGAATCTTGGGGGCTACATCGCGCGGCACTTCGACGTGCGCGCCGTCTAGATCAATCGTCGTCATGTCCACGGGTGCACGTCGCTTTCCTGCCGCTGTCGGCGGCGCTGTCGGTGTGATGCTCAAGGCGTCGGCTGCGTCGAGCCGAAATACGGTTGCATCGGGCTGCGTGTCGTCGCCGGCTGCAGCGTCGATTCGCAGCGCGATGTCACGGCCTGCGCGGCCCCAATTGCGTGGCCCGAGTGCGACATGGTTGTAGACAATGTCGCGTTGCACTTGGTCGTACTTTTGACCGCGGTACGTGCCCGGCGTGGCGTCGATCCTGCAGCGGTAGCCGCACGAGATCTCGCGCCGCTCGCCACGTTCGACCGCAGCGATCGCGTCGGCCTCCTGCACGGTCACGGCTGCGGCTACGAGTTCGCCGTCTGCGCGTACGTCTTCGGACACGATCCCGATCGACAGCTTGCGAACGTTCGCCGGGCTGATCATTTCGGTGGGGTGTAGATCCGTCACCGGTGCCGCGCGCAACGTCGCGAGTGACTGCGGCGCGAAGACTTCCGCTGCCGGCCGCAGCTCGCGGATCGTGGTGCCGTCCGCTCGCCGGTACTCGAGGATCCCGGCCCGCGTGAGGTGCGCCGGCATGCGTAGAAAGCCCTGCGACGTCTTCTCAGCGTTGCCGAGTACGGCGACGTCGTAGCGGCTGACGGTGTCGGGCTGCACGAACGTTGATACGCATGGGTCGTGCCAGCCGTCAAGAGCACACTGGCACGCTTGCACATTGATACGCTTGCACGGGTGCTCACGTATCGGCGTGCTGGCGTGCAAGCTTGCTCATGAGCACATGGGCAAGCGTGCCACCGTGCTAACGCGGGATCGGGATGATCCGCAAGTATTCGGCCCCGCCCGGCGTCTTGATCCGCGCAAGGATCCGCGTCGCCCCGGCTGCGCGAGCAGCCGCCATGCGGTGCCGGCCGTCCGTGAGCTCCAGATAGCCCGGCTCGGCCGATATGCGGATCGGCTCGAAAGCCTGCCCGGTTTTCGTGCGGGTCTGCCCCGTGGCAATCAGATCGACTTCCGCCGCCGTCGCGCCGGTATAGGCACTGCTGATCGCGGTTAGCTCGCGCATGCCTTCGCGCAAATACGACAGCTGCGCGTCTGCCAAGCCGGCCTCGATAGGCGCGAGCAGTGCGCGATCGGCTGCGGGGATGCGCGGGCCCACGCCCTTGCGCGGCTTGCCCATGGCCGCCTTGCGGGGCGGCTCGAGCGGCTTGGCTGCGCGCTTGCGGGCTGGTGTCGGCGTCCCCTTCGGTTTGCGCATGGGCACGGGCGGCGTGGCACCAGCGACGGGCGGCATACGCACGGACGGTGCTGCCGCAGCCTGCACGGCTCGTGCGTACGCCCCGGCTGCGGTCGCTTCTGCCGCTTGCGCGGCCTCGAGTTCTGCCTGCGCAGCAGCTGCGGCGGCGCGCTCCGACTTCGCCAGTGCGGCCTTGAGTGCGTTTTCCGCTCGCTTGCGCGTGACTTGGGCGGCCGCTTTGCGCTGCAGTGCCTCGGACGCTTGCTGCTGCAGCCGGGCGAACGCCTCGGCCTCGAGCTCGCGATCCGATACGGTCGGCGTGGGTAGCGCCCCGGACACGGGCGGGGCCGTGGGCGATCGCGGCCGTGTGACTGCGGGCGGGGGCGGCGGCGGGGGCGTGGGGGGCAGTGGTGCGGGCGGCGGCCGGCTCGACGGGCGTTGCGTGTTGGCGGGCTGCGGTGCGCCCGGGACGGTCACGGTCCGCCCCGGCGTGGGCTGCTGCAGCTCGACGTCTTCGGGCGCGAGCAAGCCGGCCTCGACGAGCAGATCGTCGACGATCGGGATCGCCACGCACCGGCAGCGGATCGGGTAGCCGGGGTGCGCACGCTCGCCGGTGCGCTCATCGCAGAGCGGCGGCTTGCTCCATTCCTGGATCGTGCCGTTGAGCTTGCGATGTCCAAGCCGCTCTTTATTGGGGCCTTCGGCGGGTCGCACGCGTTCGTCTTGCGACGTCGACCACCGGTAGCGCTTGATCCCGATGTTCGTTTGTCGCAGTTGCGTCAGCTGGCCGTTTAGCTTGCCGATCTGGTCACGCGCGATCAGGGCCGCGCGTCGATTCGATATGCCGAACTGCGCGACGATTTCGTCTCGCACCTCGAGGTGGTGCTTGCCGGCACGTGCACCGCGCAGGATCACGCCCTTCACGGCCTCGAGCTGCTGCGCCGGGATCGACTTGATTAGCGCGGTGTTATCCGAGACGAACAAGTCGATCGCGCCGGCTAGTCCGGTCGTGTTGTCGTGCAGGTTGATCCGCGCGACTTTTTCGATCTGCTTGCCGAACTCGTCGGCGTGCCACTCCGACACGCGCAAAGCCGTCTGCGTCGCCGTCTGCTCGATTGCGCGATCCGGTATCGCCTGCGCCGTGGCGGCGGCCGTGCGTGCGATCGCGCGGTCGATATCGTCGGCAGAGTCGCGGCGTATGACGACCTGTGATTGCTGCTCGTCGAGCAGCGTGGGCAGCTGCGGCACCAGGTCACGCATGATCACATGCTGCGCGAGCTGCACGAAGTAGCGGATCCTGCGGTGATAAATCAGCACCTCTTTGTGTGGGTAGCGCGGCCGCGGCGACTTCCGCTTCGCGACTTCGCGCGCGTACTTCTCGCCGCGCGCTGCGGCTTGCGTGCGTAGGGCGCTGATTAGAGCGTCCACGCGTGGTGCTCCATGACGACGCCACGCCGCACGAGCTCGGGCGCGATGCCGGCTAGCATCGTGGCGCAGCCGCGTCGCATGCTCTCTTGCCCTGGTGAGAGCGCGATCCGCGGCTGCTCTAGCACGATGCACCGGTGCACACGCGGCTTGGAGTCAGCCGTGGTCAGGAGTAGCAGCTTGCGTAACGCTCGCACGACGGCGACCCCTTCGTAGATCGCGGGCGTCGGGTCGCCGAGCATCAGCCGCGCTAGCGTGTCGCTGACGTTCGACCACCCGAGCGCGATCATGTCGTCGGCGTGCACGACCGGCAGTGCAAGCGTGCACGCTAGCTCATTGGCAAGCGTGGTCTTGCCAGCGCGGGGGGCGCCGATGATCGCGATCGTGCCCGGCGTCATTTGCGCGCGCGGTTCCATGCGTCTTGCGAACTCGAGGCCCGCCACTGCTTGTGATAGCCGCTTTCACTGCCCGCCTTAGCCTTCGCGGCCTTAGTCGCCTTGGCTTTCGCGCTGCGCTCCTGCTGCGCTGCGTGCTTGGCGTAAACGCCCGGCTCTAGCCCTAGGTGCAAATTCTCGACTCTTGAGCGCGCCGCACGCACTACCTTCGCAGCTGCGTCCCGGCCCCCTTCGCTCTGCGATTGCTGGTGCTGACGTTCGGACGATGCCAACACGTCGATCGCGTCTTCTAGCTTTCTGGCTCGCTCTTTTTCTTCCTGCGTCAGCGCGCGCTTTATCGGCTGTGCAGTCTCGCGAGCTGCCACTGACTGCGCCCGCGCTTTAGACTTTTCGACTTCGTCTTCGTATGAGCCGAGCGACGCCGGGCGCGCTTTGGCCTCTGCCATGATCCGGCCTAGCGTGTCACCTTCGCCCGCGCGTTCGCGTGCGGCTCGCGCTTCGTCCGCTGCAGTCGCCGCTTGCTTTTCGGCGTTCTGCTTCGCTTCGTGGGCTGCGTTTTCCGCTTCGACCTTCCGGACGCGTTCAGCGTCGATCGCCTCTTTTCGCGCCCGTTCCGGGGCACGCTTGGCTTGCTCGGCAAGCAGCGACTCGTGATGCGCTGTAACTTCGGCCCGGTTGCGGTGACTCAGCGTGCCCGGAATTTGCGCCTCACGCATATCGCGGTGACTCTTAGAGAGTGCCTGATCGACTTCCCAATCGGCCTTGCGCTCGTGACCGGTGCGGCCCGTTGGTGCGGCTGCGGCAGGTCGCAACGATGCCGCCGCAGTCGTGCCAGCGTGCGGCGCTGCAGCCGGCGGCGGCGTCGACTTCCGCCCCGCCACACGCGCGGCATGCTCGGCTAGACCTTTCTGCGCGGCGGCATGCACGAGTGCCTTGTTCGCGATGCCTACGGCCGTCCCGCCCCCCACGGCCTTGGCGAGCCGGTATGCGCCCGGCTGCTTGGGGGCCTTCGTGAATAGCGTCTGCTGCGTCCCCTGCGCGAGCCGCGCCGAGGCGCGCTGCACCTTCAGGTGTGCGCGGTGCTCGATCTCGCGGATCGCCCTGACTTGCTTTTCGGTCGCGCCCGACTTGATCGCACGCTCCACACTCGCATTGGTGAAGCTGCGGGCGGCCGCGCGACGCTCTTTAGCCTTGCTCGGGCCGCCGCCGCCGCCCCCGCTCGAGGTGAACTGACCGCCGCCGTGGCGTCCGGCCGGCACACGGGCTTGCGCGTCGTAGCGATCGGCGATCAGCGCGGCGAGCCGGGCTGCGAACTGGGCGTCGTGGCGGCGGGTGAGGGCCATGACGCCCGTGATACGCCCCCACATGCACGGCAGTCAATGTGCCGCCGTGCTCATGTGCTCATGTGTGCGGGTGCTCATTGGCACGGGTGCCGCCGTGCCGCCGTGTACCCGTCAGTCGTCGTTAGCCGCCCGGCGTCGGGCGTGGGAGGCCCGCGATCGGGCGTTGTTCGCGTCCCGGTGCAACTGGCACCGCGTCATGCCGGGCACGGCTGCGCCGTCGCAGTCGAGGCATTCGCCCCGATCGGCCTTGGCGCGGTGTAGCTCCTGCACCTTGACGCGCCGGGCGGCAGCACACCGCAAGCACCGGTTGCGCCGCTTGCGGCACACGATGCAGCGGTAGCCGTCGAGCTGTGATCCTTGTCCTGACATTCGGCGATCCTCCAAACGCAAACCGCCCGGCTTGTGACCGGGCGGCGTGTGGTGTCAGTCGTGGCTGCGGTTACTTGTTCCAAGCCGCCGCGGGGTTACGCCAGCACGGCATCTCAGCGGCCGGAAACGCCCGCATAATCTGTCGAGCGTGCTCTGCATCCACACATGCCACCGTCGACCAGCCGCCGTCCGCATCGCCGCTAGCCTTGATCTTGAGAGTGCGGCCCGCTGCGACTCGTACCGGAAGCGTTACTGCTTTGCTCATGTTCTAAGCATGGCCGCCCGCGGCGCTTTCGTCAATGGGGCCGCCGCCGTCTTTTCCCGGCGTGCAGTGTGGTTATACGTCCGACTGCGGCGGCGGCTCGGCGTCGGGATCCGCATTCGGATCGGGCGGCTGCGGCGGATTCAGCAACGCCTCGGCGTGCACGTCCGCTTGTTCCTCCTGCAGCTGCTTGCGTTGCTCGACGTCGATCACGGGGAAGTCAGGAGCCAGCCCGATCGCGGCCTCCGACTCGGTCACGATCTGCGCGCCGACCAGCGCTACATACGTGTCGGCCTTGACCTTGTTCGTGTCCGCGAGCTCTTTATCCGTGGGCTGCCACAGAGGGTGAAATTCAATGCACCAGCGCTCGGGTAGCTTGCCGCGTGTCGGGCCATCCTTCGCGAGAAACATCAGCGTCAGCAATCGCATCAGCCGTGGCTCAAGCACGTCTGTCTGCGCGTCCGCTACCGTGTCGTACCATCCGCGAATGTCGCTTTCGCCGGTCGCATTGAGGCCCGCGGGGCTGCGGCCGTAAAGCAGCGTGACGGGCATTTCGGCGGCTGACGCAACGCGCGTCATGAGCTTGTCCAGCACTTCGGGCAGCCCAGCGAACGAAGTAGCGATCCGCTCGAATGACTCTTTTTCAGCGTCGACCAGGATCGCGCGCGCGGTCGAGCGGCCCATGTCGAGCGCTTGCATACGCGCCGTCAACACCTCGGATCGACCGGCTGCGATCAGGTCGATCAAGTTTTGGATCTTGAAAACGCCTTGCGCGGCATCGGTCATCAAGTGCGCCGTCGACTGCCAACCCGTCGCCGACTGCTGCAGCGCGGAATACACAGACTGCAAGACCGAATCATCCCACTCGTTCGTGCTGGGCTGCGTGGTGCGGGCCGTGAGCACGCCGTCGAACAAGATCAAGCGGCTCACGTGCACGTCGACGCTCAAGCCAATCCGGCTGATGCCGCTGATCACGCCGCTCTGATAGATCGTGATCACCTCGGGCTTGCCGTAGTCGGGCTTGGTCACGTCGACGAATCGCGACTTGACCACCAGCTGCGGCCGCTTGATCACGTTGACGAATGAGACGGATCGGATCGCCGCTTCGTTCAGCGGCTCGTGTGGCTCGCGGCCGTCGTCTGCGCCGACGAAAAGCCCCGACCCGCCGCCGTATAGCCGGGCCCATGTCCAGCCGTCACGTAGCGCCGTGTCCGCCCCGATCTTGCGTAGCGCGTCGTGGAGCTCGCGCTCGACGTCCGCGCCGCTGTCGTCGTCGTCTTCGGCCTCGAGCTCGACACGAAACCCGCGGCGCATGGCCTCACGCGGCAGCTTGGACACGATGCGCCTAGCCGTGTCGTCTTCATTGAAGAGAGTTTCAAGCGAGCCGTCGCCGAGCTTTTCGCCGGGCGTGACTTTGGCGTAGGTGAGCTTATCGCGGGCCGTGCCGAGGCCCGTCACGACGTTCATCCACCCGTCGAGCCGATCGACCGTGCCGCCGTCGCTGCTCATGTGCTCATGTCTCCGCGTGCAAGCGTGCCAATGTGCAAGCTTGCACGCCTGCACGGTATCACGGACGGGCGGCCGTCGCTGCTAGGTCCACAAGCCAGCGTGCGAGCTCGAGCGGCGTGCGGCGGCGTTGCCTGACCGAGCAGACCTTGATGCCGGGCGGCACGGTTTGCCCGCCCTTGTTGCCCCTGCGGCCTCGACGACCGGACGCCCAATGCGTGGGCTCGCCACCCGTGCGACGGCTCGACTCGACCAAGCGCCGATCGATGCCGACGAAATACAGCCACGTACGCTTGCGCGCCACGTGCCCCCACGACACCTGATCGATCGCGATCGCGTAGCCGCCCCACGCATCGGGCAGACCTTCCGGTAGCGGCAACCTGCAACGCGTCCACAGTTGCGATTGCGCGGGGTGCTCGAGGATCCCGCCGCACTGCCGTACCTGGTGCACGGCTCGCACCGCGCAAAACGGATCATCACCGCGCGACAAGTGCCGCAGCCGCCCCCACGGCCCGCACGGCGGATGCGCGACCACGGGCAGCGGGCCACGGTAGCCGCACGCGTCGCGCTCCGCGGGCCAGCTGTCCACGTCAGGCATGCGGGCATAGACGCCGCGCGGATCGGTGTAGAGCACCGCTACGCGTGCAGCTGTCATAGCGCCGGCTCTAAGGCTGGCCGGCCCGCCCCGCTGTCTACGCCGGGCACTGCTGATCTTCCCGACGCTGGGCAGGAGCACAGAGGACCGCTAACACAGGTCGTGCTGCTCATTGGCGCGGCTTCCCTTCCAAGTCACTTCCCGAGCGCAGCCCGCACCGCTGCGTCTTTCCCCTCGAGCAGCTTGCGGAGCGCGACCGTGCGCTCTGCGCAGCGCGGCAAGTGGTCAACGATGAACTCGGCCAACACCGCGAACTGCGCCGACACCGTGCGCAGTGGGGGCGGCAGATGGCTGTAGCTGAAATACTGCAGGATCGGCTCGTAAGCTGCGGCGGGCGGTTCGGGGGGCGCGTAGGGCAGCGCTCCGACGTCGGCGCCCGTGATCGTCTGTAGCTCTTTTTCGTCTGACATACGGTGTCCTTTGCTCATGTTTACGGGTGCACTCCGGCACGCTTGCACACTGGCACGTGTGCAGTCACCGCCCGTCTAGGTGCTCGCGCGCGTACTTGTCCAGCTCGTCGCGCAGCGCCTCGGACATCTTGGTCGAGTCAATCTGTATCGGCTTGTTGCACGCGTTCGACGGGCTGCGCGCCCGCTCGATCAGCCCGAACAAGTCGCCGTTGCTAAACTCGCTGGGCGCGTACTTTAGGAGGCAATACAGCAGCACGCGCGCCCGCTCGTCGTCGGGCAGCGGCTCGAGTGCCTCAACCAGCGGGGCGAACTCTTCTATGCGTGGCCACGGCGTAAGCTCCTGCAGATCCTTCCCATCGCCCGGCATCGCAACCGGCTCACCTCCGAGCGCTTCGCACATTTGTTTGTGTGTGTGGACCGTCATGTGTGCATTTCCTTCGCCAGCAGTGCCATCGCATCCTGGTACACGCGCACGCCCGCCTTACTGATCGCCATGAACGCACGGCTGCACGCGTCGGTGATGTCTTTGTGCCGGCCGTCCGGAAACGACTCGAGCTCCGACAAGAGAGCCTCGTTCCACGGGCCTTGCAACACGTCGACGTTGCCGGCCTCGACCTGCGTGCTGAACGGGCCCGCATACACGAGCTTGTCTTCGCGCGCGACTTCCGACTCGACCCAATAGCCGCTCAAAAACGACTTGGTCAACGCCACGTCGACCTTGCCGGCCTGCGCGGGGTCTTGCCATATGCAGATCTTCACGCCGATCCCATCCTGCGCGGCGGTGTTCAACATCGCTTGCAACACCTGTGCGGGGCTGCCGCGCAGCGACTCGAGGTGCAAGATCACGATCCGCCCGCCGCGCGTGATTCCCATCTTGACCCCGCGCGTCCACGCCGGATCGGGATTCTCGATGCTGGGCTGCGTCGCGGCCTTATCCCACGCCCGCACGATCTGCACGAAGTCGGTAGGCGGCGCTGCGATCGTGCGAAACCAGGCTCGGCGGAAGTACAGGCCCGCAGCCGGGCGGATCGCCCAATTGCCGCCCTGCCCTTTGCCTAGCAGCCGCTCGCGCTCGACCATGGGTAGCGACATGAGCCGCGCGCGGTAGCCCGGATCGATCTGCAGTAAGATCTTGTTGTCTGACAGTCTGCCCAAAATGAACGTAAACGACGTCGGCGCCACGCCTTGATCGGGGAACTGCTCGACTAGCTCTTCCGGCGTCTTCCCCCAATGGATCGTGTCGCCGATGCGATAGAAGTAGCGCACCACGCCCGAGCGCTCGGGCCGCGCGTACTCGCCGCGCTTGTCGAGCCACCACTTGATCATGGTCTTGACCCAGCTGTCCGGATCGGGATTCATCGTAGCGCGTATGTAAGACTTGACGCCGCTAGTTGAACGACAGCGCGAGTACAGATACCAAAACTGCCCCTCGGTAAAGTGTGTGAGCTCGTCGAAACCGATAAACGAGTAGCCCTTCCCCTGGTGCGCGGTCTTCGACGTCTCATACTGCAAGTGTCCTAGCTGCACCGTCGCGCCGCTCGGGAAGGTCGCCAGATACATGGGCGATTCGGTGCAACGCGCGCCAAGCCGCGGATACCATTCTTTGACGAGCTCCCACAGCGAGCCGGGACCGATGAGCTGCGGCGACGTGCGGCGGAATATGATCCCGCCGCTGCGTGGCACGTCGTGGCACCGTAGCCCCTCGAGCACGAGGCCGGCCGTCTTGCTCGAGCCGGCCTCGCCCCCATAAAACACGATGTCAGCCGACGACGCTAGGAATCGCTCTTGCGATCCGGGTTGCGGGCCGATGCGTGTGACGGGGGCTAGGGCGGTCATCAGTGCATGTCCGGGGTTCGACCATTTCGCTTCACCTCGGTTGTATATTCCTGACGCATTTCCTGGACTATCGCGCGAAAGTCTCGCGGCAGCGTGCGCAGATATACGCGGGACGCATCCACAATATCGGGCCATTCTGGCACTGGCTGACGGGTGCCTTTCTCAGTGCGAGAACACGCAAGCAATGCGCTGCTGAAGCAGCTCTCGCTTTCGTCAGCAGTGCGTAAACCAGCATGCCTTTGCAGAAGACCCAGGATCGCGACGTCAACAACGGCTCGCAGATCTCGTTTCGTCCGCGCGTCCGCATGCGCCGTCGCAGCAAACTCACGACCCAGCAACGTCCGGGCCTTTTGGGTTATGGCCAAAAGCTCATGCAGCAGATCACGCGCAGATGCATCCGCACGCTTTCTCACTGGCACCTTGGCACGCTTTCTCACTGGCACCTTGGCACGCTTGCTCACGTCGTGATCCCCTCTTGATCAGCCCACCAAGCCTGCAACACCAGCTTGCCGCGCGCGTGCTCGCGCGAGTCGAACACCTCCGAGTCGTCGTGCACGACTGACTTGGGTATCCACATCGTGCGGATCGCCTTGCTAGCCGCCATGAAGCGCACGCGCATCGCGATCCCGGTTTCTGCGATGCACTCCGCGCGGTCGATCACGGCTGTCCCGCTGTCGCTGTCGACGTAGTCACGCCTGCCCATGTCAGTGGCCTTTCCCCGTGCCGTTGCCGTTGCTCTGCGCGCCCGGCTCATCCGGTCGCCTGCCGTTGTCGGGCAAATAAAACTCGACACGCGCTACAGCGTCGTCGGTGCCGCCGCTTGAGCCGCTCGAGCCACCCCCGCGGATCGTGATCGACGCCCCGCCCTGCGGCTGCTGGCCGTATGCGTGTGGGTACTTTTTTTCGAGCGACCAGCTAGCCGCTTTCCAATCGCCGCCGACAGCTGCACGCGTGATGATCGACTGCATGCGTAGCGCGTCTTGTGCTTGGGCTTGGCGCACGGCGATCGCGAAGTCGAAATAAACCCGATCGCGCTCGGGCCCTTCGCCGGCCTCGTATTTCGTGCCGCGCTCAAGCCAGTTTTGGAAGGTCGTGTAACCGATGCCGCCCGCCTCGACCGCGTACCGCAGATAGCCGCCGATCCGGATCTGACTAACGATCCGCTCCTGCACTTCTTTGGTGAGCTTCGTGGGCTGTCCACGGCCGCGCTTGCTGGTGGCTGCCATCGCTTAGCCCTCTGATGGTTCGATCACGCGCGGCTTGACGCTTGCGAGTGCGCGTTTCTGCAGCCGATCGACCCACCGCAACAGCGCGTGATAACCCTCCGGCTCAAGCACGATCGTGTTCGACGGGCCGTAGCCGTTCTCAGTGGTGAGCGTGATCCGCTCGCCGTCGAAGTCGGCGTAAACCGAATCGCCTAAATAGATTTTGTCGTCACTCATCGCCTACCCCTCCCCTAGCTTGTGCCTGTAAACCACGTCCCGCGGTCGATTCGGCCGCGGCTCGCGCACCTCACCACGCGCACGAGCTCGTGCCACGTAGACCGTCTCACACGCCGTCCACGCTTTGTCGGTCCACTCGTAGTGCGACCCCTTGCGTATGTGCCGCAAGCACTCGGCGTAGTGCCCCTCGAGCAGCGGCGTGTCGCGCCGCAGACATAAGTCGCGCAACCAGGCTAGCGCTAGCGGCGATTCGTCCACGTGGAAGGTGAACTCGAGTGCAAGCGCGTCCGGATAGGGAGTCGCTAGCGTGTTCGACCGAGGCCAGCGCAGACTAAACCGCTCGACCTGCGCGCGGATCGTCTTGCTCTCATACGAATACCAATGAAACCCGAGCGAGCGACACCACGGCTTGTCTAGGGCCCACACCACGGCGTTTTGACTGCGCCACACGACGGCGTCTTGCTGACCTGCCGCCCGCAGCAGCTCGACGAAATCACGGTGTAGCGTTTCCGGTGTCGTCGTCATGGCGTCGCCGTTTGCCGCTGCGCCTTGTGTCCCGTGACGCGTTGCCAGCGCTCTACGATCACGTCGCAGTATGCCGGCGAGATCTCGATCGCGACGCACGTGCGGTCGAGTTGCTCTGCGGCGATCAGCGTCGTGCCGCTACCGCAAAACGGGTCGTAGACGACGTCGCCGGCCTTGCCGTGGTTGCGGATCGGGCGGGCCATGCATTCGATCGGCTTTTGCGCCGAGTGCGTGGTTTCGTCGGTCGGGTCGGTCGGGCGATTCGAGATGTCCCACACGGTCGACTGCGTGTGATCGCCTGCCCACCGTGCGGAGTGGCCCTCACGCACGGCGTACCAGCAGCATTCATGTTGCCAGTGGTAGTGACCGCGGCCGACTGCGGCTTGCTGCTTTTTCCATACGATCTGCGCGCGCACGCGCATCGGCACAGCTAGCAGGTCGCTCGCTGTGATCACCGTCGCGGCACCCTTTCCGCCGTGCCACACATAGGCAACTACGCCGCTAAATAGCTTGTATGCCTCGAGCCATGAGACGCGGTCGTCGTTTGGAATATCGCCCGAACGCTTATCCCGCCCTTGCCGATCGGGATTTCTCACGGTGCCGTTGCCGTTCGGAAGCGCGCCCGGCTCGTTCCGCCACGCCGGATCGTACTGCACGCCATACGGCGGATCCGTGACCATGATAAACGGCTCCAGCTTGGCGCGCGCGAGCTGCACCACCTTCGGATCCGTCGCATCCCCGCACACGAGCCGATGCCGCCCGAGCAGCCACAGATCGCCCGGCTGCGTGACTGGTACTGCGGGCGGCTCCGGCGCGTCGTCGTCGGCTAGGTCGCCATTCGACCTGATCAGCCGCTCCATTTCGCGCAGGTCTTTGTCGCCCCAACCGGCGAGCATTTGATCGCCCAAATCATACGAGCGCAGCAGGTCGTGCAGTTCGGGCGTATCCCATTCGGCGAGCTCGCCGAGCCGGTTATCCGCGAGTGCCAAGAGGTGCGCTTCGCGCTCCGACAAATCGACGAATCGCACCGGCACGCGGTCGAGCTTGAGCGACTGCGCGGCCTTCCATCGGGTGTGCCCGGCGATGATCTCGCGCGTCTCGAGGCGAGCGACGATCGGCGATGCGAAGCCGAAACGCTTGATGCTTTCGGCGACCTTTACAACAGGTTCCCCGTCATTTTTCCTCGGGTTTTTGGCCCACGGCTTGAGTGTGGACGGATCGACCCATTCGGCGGCGGCATCAGTCATCGTTGTTTCCCTTGTCAATGAACACTCGGATCCGGCCGCTATCGTCTGTCAGGTCTGCGACAGCTCTTTTGACTTCCGCCGCGAGCACCAGCACCGCCGCAGCGGTATACAAGCCCGCTCGCATCAGCGGCTCGGGATGCGGCGACTTTTCGCCCACCCGCTCGCGACTAAGCAGATACCTCAAGGTCTCATCGAAGCGGGCGAGCACGACGCCGATCACCTTTCCCTCAGCCATGGTGTTTATCCGTTGTCATTTCCGCGCAATTCATCATGTATTCGCTCCGCTTTTCCGCCCCACACGTCGTTTACGCACGTTGCGCCGCGCTTCACCTAAAGCCCGCCGACACGCGGTGTCCCGATCAACGTGAAACCCTGCCCCGTGCCACTCATCCCCGCGCCACACGTACGCGATCCAGTGATCGCCGTCGTGCCACGACGCGAGCCGCCACGGCCCGCCCGCAGCCGTCCGCGGCACAGGCTCGCCGAAAATGAACATGCACCACGCGTCGGCTAGGTGGTGCCGCCACATAGCGATCCGTTTACGCGCGAGCATCACGCGCAGCGGGCTGACGCGGATCATCGCGAGCACTAGCCCCACGACTCAACCTCAACCATCCGCTCGCCGCGTGGCGCGTCTTCCGGCGCGTCCGCAGGCCGCAGCACGATCTCGAGCGCCACATAATCATTCTTCGGCGACGTCGTGCCCCGGTTCGACTTGCCAAACGACGGCCGCTTTTTTAGCCGTACTTCGCGCGTCGTCTGCGCCACTTGCCACAGCGTTTTGTAACGGTTTTGACCGTGCAGGATCGACGCCTTGAATATCCCGCACACGCGCCGCGCCATCGTGAGTGCGTGCAAAATGAAATCTTCTGCTTGCCCATCTTCGTACGGTGGATTCATCAAACACAAATCGAACATCGTGCCGCCGTCCGGCAGCCCGCCGTGCCGGAAGTCGCCGCAGTGCGCCGTGATAACCAGGCCGGCCGGCACTTGCCGATCGCGGCACACTTTGGCGAGCCGCTTCACGTTGACGACGTCGATATCCACGCACGTGATCGCCTTGCACCCGCGCGGGTCAGCCAGGATCGGCACGATCAGCGCACCTTCCCCCGACGACGGCTCGAGTACCGTCTCGGGCCGATCCTTGCGGCTTGCCCACTCCCACAGCTGCGCGGCGAGCCAAGGCGGCGTGTACCACTGCGACCAAAGATCGCGCTTTTGCGCGGCTTCCAGCGTAATTTCTCGCTCTAGCTTCCGCACGGGGCTGCTCATGAGCACGCTTGCACCTGTGCTCACTGGCACGCTTGCAAGCGTGTCGGCTTGCACGCTGGCATCCGTGCTCATGACATCATTGGCAGCTCGAGCGGCACCGCTCGAGTCGTCGCCGGCTCCGATTTGCTGCGCTGCAGCGCCTAAAGCCTCGCCGACTTCGGGCGCGCGTTCAGCCCACAGCCCGATCAAGATCGCCGCCGACTCATCCGCCGCGCACTTTTCACCGACGATCCGCGCGGCGAGTTCCTGCTCTGCGGCGCGTATGTCGTCGCGCTGCATACGCACGTACGCGGGCCCAAGCACGAAGCGACGCCAGCGCGACGGCATGATCGGCACGGTGCGCTTTTCTGACATGCCGGCCGCTCGCCACGCGGAGAGCCAGCGCTCGCGCGCGGCCCCAAGCGCGAGCAGCATTTCGCGGCCGCCGCCGTAGGGCGCCTCGAGCACGAGCACCAGATCGAGGCCCCCTGACTCTTGCTCCGCCCAGCGCACTATGTGCGCGACGGCTTCACCGTCCCGCGTGTCGACTTCCCCGAAAGCGGACTGAACGCCCCCCACGCGGAAAGACCAGCCCGACCGCGCCGCCGTGTCCACGGCCAGCACGGCACAGCGCCACGGCCGCGCGGCATAGCCCCGCCGCTGCACGAGCTGGGCCCGTGTCGGCTCGCGACGGCGTTTCCGCCCCGACCCACGCACGACGACTGCGCTAGCCGTACGGCGGCGTCTAGGGGCCTTATTCAGACTTGGTTGCTTGTCGTTTATTCGCATAGCTAAAACAGCCTGGTCTGTCGCGGATCTGCCGTGCCCTCGAGTCGAGCCAGATCGGGAAGTGCCTTGAGTTCCTCGGGCGTGAAATCTGCTTTCGCGTACCAAGCGCGCCCGGTCTGCGCGTGTGTGCGGCAGCTCAAGCACCACACGCCGACGTGAAAACCACCGTCGAACGTGTGCCGGTAGTAACGCGTTGCGCCGCGATTGCAGCGCTGGCAGGCCGGTGCATCAGGCATGTGGATCCTTTCCGCTGTGTGAGTCGCACCCGCAGCGGACGGCTGCGGATACGCTTGCCCATGAGCCAATGAGCCCATGAGCACGCTCGCCAAGCCGGGCGGCCGCGGGATAGTCCCCGCTGGCTAGCGGAACCATGGTTCCCGCTGGCCCGCTTACACCAAACGGCAGTGCCATTCGCGCCGCAGTTCCCGATGGTCCCGCCCCCTTAAGGGGTGCGGGAACCACGGGAACCGCTGCGCTCTGCATGGCACGCAAAACGGGAACCGACCGCGGGAACGGCCGGGAACGGCCCGGGAACCACGGGAACCCGGAACCAATCATCCTAATCGGGGACGCCAAAATGGGCGGGAACCATCCGGGAACTCTCGTGATCGCGGGAACGGGTTCTAGAGGGGTTACAGGTTTTTCGACCCCGATCACTTTACTCATGGGAACCGCTCCCCCCGACTGCGTAGACCCCGCCTGTTCTGGTTAGCTCTCCACGCAGCTCGAGGGCCCGGACCGCGCGGCAAACGTCCTGCCGGCGAGCACTCGTGGCGGCAACAACGTCCGCCATGGTGCGCAGCGCGGACGTCGCCGTTACCGCGTCCAATACCTTGCGCTCTGCGTCGAGCAGCTTTGCGATCTGCCGCGCGTCCCGCTTCCCATCGGCTGCCGCGTCGCGCTCGTCTTTGGTGGGCGTGGACGTGCCGGGCAACATGACTTCCGAAAACCCGGCCGACACGAAGTCTTGCCGCAGCCGCAGCGACACGTGCTTGATCGGCGTGATGCGGTTTTTATCGACACTCAGATCGACGAATCCCCGCTGCCCCTGCACCGGCTTTAGCGTGAGCTGTAGATCTGCGCGGAACTCGATCCCGCCCGATTCTTTGCCGCCCGCGATCGGATCGCGATCGGCACTGCCCGCACGGTTGGCGTACGCAGCGCGCGGCATTTCGCTGATCAGCACGACACTGGTTCCGGTGCGCGCAATCCCTACGCACGCCTTGAGCCGCGCGTCGACACGCTCCCTGACGATATCGACGCCCGCGTCTACGTCGAAACTAGCGGACTGCAGGCTGTCCACGAACATCACCCGCGGGCGATCCGCGGCGAAGTCGAGCAGTGCGGCGTGGGCCGCCTCGACCGTTGACGCACCGTCGACATAGGGATTGATAATCGCGAGCTTTCGAGACGGATCCCGCGCCCGCTCCGCGTACGCAGCGCGCCGCGCGACGCCGAATTCCCCCTCAGCTTCCAAGTCTTCGCGCTCGAATCCCATCATTTGACCGATGCGCAGGTAGATGCCGCGCGCGGCTTCATCGGCCGCGAAATAGACGCAAGCGCAGCCGCCATCAGCTTCCATCGCGTGCGCGAGATAGGCGGCCAGTGACGACTTGCCGACGTTCGGCGGTGCGAGCAGCACGACCAGCGTTCCGCACGGGATGCCGCCGCCCGTCCACTTGTCGAGCGAGCGAAAGCCCGTGGCGATGCGCGGACCGAGCGAGCGCATTTCGTGTTCGATGCCATCGGCCAGCAAGCGATACGCCGGGGCTTGCTCCGCGGGCGCGGCGAGCACGGCGCCGGGCGTAGGTGGGTCTGAATCATGCGCCATGTTGGCCCCCGGCACTGCGCGCGTATTCGCGGTGCGCTCGGGCACTGCACGCGGACGTTTGATTCCCGTCACGAGGCCGCTGCGGATCGTCTTCTGAATCTCGCGGATCCCGAGGCCCGCCGCTTTCGCTGCCCCGAAAAGCACACTTTCAACGAGGCCTTGATCGAGCGCTCGACTGCCGACGAGCTGCCCAAGACAGAAAGCGGCTTCATTCAGTCGATCGTTACGTGTGCCCTTGGGGGCCGTGCGCACGGCGTTTGCCTCGAGATCGAGCGCACGCCGCGCATAGCGATCGATGCGCGCCAAGTCGCGCGGGCCAACCGGCAGCACCACGGGCACGACGTCCGGCTCGCCGCGTTCGATTTCGCGCTCATCGAGCCAATCCGGCACGGATTGCATAGGAGCACCAAGCCCGAGGCCCGCAGCGAACACGTAACGGTGTCCGCTCGCGTGCATGGATGGCGCCGACACGACGTAACCGCCGTTACCCCTACGGTCGAGTCCGGGCCGTATGCCGCGGCCGTTACGCAGCCGACTGTCCGCCCCCACGGCGAAAAACAGATGCACCCCGCCGCCCCCGGACAGCGCCGTGACAGTCTGAAATGTTCCGCCGTTTGCCGCCTCGAGCTGCGCGAGTGTTTGATCGCCCCCGTTGCGCGGATCGAAGTCTGCAACCACGAATCCGTTGGTCGCGCCCGTGATCAAGCCGATGTTGGCGCTAGGCCATTGGGCCCACCACTCGCGCAGTGAGTCCGCGTCATCGGTCGCGACCACCTGCCACCGCGACACGTGCGGGTGCTTGCCGGGATCTGGGCAGCCAGCACCAGCGGGGCAAGCGCAGAGGTGCGAGTCGTCGACATGCCACACCGGAAAGACGCGCAGCCCTTGCTCCGCGTAGTCGAGCGCAGCCTGCAACATGCAGACGACGGCAGCAGACGTTTCGGCCGGTCCCGACATGGGCGGACCGATCAAGGCTTTCGACCTGACGGCCCGCCCGCGATCATGGCACCGCCGCGGGCCGTGCCTTGCTCGTCGCCTTGCCGTTGCGCTTGCCGCCGCCCTTCGGCGCCGGCCGTCTAGGCGGCGGCGCGAGTAGCTGCACGACCGGTGCGGGCGGCTCGGGTGCAGGCTGCGGAGCGGCCTCGACGAAAGGCTGCCCCGGATCGACGCCGATCACGGTGACGACGAAATTGGAGTCGACCGCGGTCAACACTTCGCCGTTTTCGTCGTGGTCGGCGGCCTGGTTGCCGTCGTCGGTGAACGGCAGCTCGTGGATCAAGTCGCGCCCGCTGAACGGCCGCGTCTCGATCGTCTCGCCGGTGTCGGGGCGCTGCAGATACCACTCGCGCGCGACTTCGCTACGCCGCCACCAGCACTCGACGTCTTGCTCGCGCTTGCCCGTGTCGAGCCAGTGCCCGAGCTTGTTGCGCTCGACTTCGTGCCCGCGGATGCGCTTACTTACGCCGGCTCTTTCGACCTTTAGGGCCTCGATCTGCACTTCGTGCTTGCCCATTTCGTGGCCGAGCTCGACGCGCTCCGACGCGCTTAGATCCACCAGACACGACCGCGTTTCCGTCTGTCCTATCGTCGGCATGTTCGTCCGCGCCTCCTATGATTTGAAACGCCGCGCCCGTCGTCGCGACGGTCGGCACGTCCGGCAGCTGCAGCGCGTCGTCAGCCCGCGCCTTGAGCGCCACGATCAGCCCGCGCAGCTCGCTTACGGACGGCTCGGCTTCCCCGCGCTCCCACCGTGACACCGTGGACGCGTGGACGGCGATCACTTCGGCCAGCGCTTGCTGCGTCAGCTTGGCCGCGCCGCGTCGCTCGACGAGCCAATCAGCAAACGACACCTGCGGCGACGACTCGGGCGACGACATGCACGGCAAACTAGGCAAATATGACGAGTTTGGCAAGACGTCATTTTCGCCTAGTTATTCCCTGGTAGGTTTTCGCCTTGTCTTGCATTTTTGCTTAGGCCGGGGCACGTAGCGGCTTATGGCCCGACGTTTGCCCCCGCCGTTGGCGGAGCGGCTACAAAGCGCACGTGAAGCCGCCAAGCTCACGCAAGACGACTTCGCTCGAGTGGTCCGCGTGCATCCTTCTACCGTCTCGCGTTGGGAGCGCGGCATAGGCGAGCCAACCATCAGCGAACTCCTGACCGTCTCCAAAGTCACGGGCGCCAACGTCGGTTGGCTCGCGACCGGCGTGGACAGTACCGACGCCCCTGTCGGTGACCACGAGCTGCCCCGCGTGCTGCAAGAGTTCTTGGCGACGCCCATCGGCAAGCTAGCGAGTGAGAAGGGCCTGACGCTCAAGCTGCGGCATTTACAGACCGATGTGCCGCCGTCGATTGCCTTGTATGAAGCACTGACTATCGCGCTCGTGTCGACACTTGCTGTGACGACGCACCCGCAGCCGCCGCCCGATCATGTAACGACTACACAGCTCATCAAGCGTCGTGTGAAAAAGCCAAGGGTTAGCGGTAGCTAGCGCGTTCTGACTACAGTCAGTCGTAGTTAGGTGCGACCGCATCGCACCTTGTCGCCTATACACTCGGAAAGGTGAGTTTCCGTTTGAGTCGCTTGTTCGGCCAGGGGCTAGACGCCCGCCAGTCGAGGCTGTATTGCGCGTAAATGTCGACATCTCGCGGTGCGGTCGAGGCTTTCTTGCACTCGACCGAGGGGGCCGCTTTACCACTCCATCACGCAGCGTTTTTGCTTGACGTTGCGGACACAATGCAGGGCGAAGATCACGACGCAGTAACGTCCCGGTGCCGATGGCTCGCGGCGACACTCGCGGCTCACGACGGCAACAGCGGTCTACCCGCGACGTCGCCCCCCGTGCCGATGGCTGCCTGGTAGGCGCGGCAATTCACACGGACCACGACTGGCACCGGCTCGGCGCCGTAATAGCGCTCGCGAGCCCTAGGCGTTTATGCTCACCGTGCCCTACGGCCGCCCGCTAACTAGGCATATTTGACGACTCGAAAACGCCGTGTTACGTGGTTACACCGTGACCACGACGCAAAGCAGTACCCACGTCGCCGCCCCCCCCCGTCGCGCACTGCAGGTGCTGACGAACTCCCAGCTCAAGACCTACCGCAGCTGCGCGGTCGAGCACCATTACCGCTACGAGCTCGGTTACAAGCCGCTAGGCGAAGACCCCGAGGCCCTGCGATTCGGGTCTTTGTTTCACTTGGGCCTCGAGGCTTGGTGGCGTGCCTACGCCACGCCGGACCTGCAGCTGTCGGCGGCACTCGACGCGATCCGCCCGCACGCCGTGGACGATTACGACTTGGCACGCGCGGGCGTGCTGATGCAGGCCTACGACGCCCGATGGCACGATTCGCTGGACGTTGAGATCCTCGGCGTCGAGCTCGAGTTCCGCGCGGACCTGAAAAACCCGGCGACGGGCGCACGGTCGAAGACGTTCGGCCTCGGGGGCAAGTTAGACGCGATCGTGCTGAATCTCAGCGACGGCCGCGTGTACATCGTCGAGCACAAGACCAGCGGCGAAGACATCTCGGCCGGCTCGACGTATTGGAAACGGCTGCAGCTCGACTCACAGATCAGCACGTACTTCGCCGGTGCACGCGCCCACGGCATCGAGATCGCCGGCTGTCTATACGACGTGATCGGCAAGCCGCGTCACGCACCACTGAAAGCCACGGCCCCCGAGGCCCGCAAGTACACGAAGGCCGGCGCACTCTACGCCAACCAGCGCGACCGCGACGAAACCCCCGACGAGTTCCGGCTGCGGCTGACCGAAGAAGTGTTGACCAACGTCGACAAGTACTTTCAGCGCGGATTCGTGGTGCGCTTGCCGTCCGAAGAAACCGAGGCCGCACACGACGCATGGCAGACAGCCGTGCTCATCCGCGACGGTCAGCGGTCCGGCATCCGAGCGCGCAACGTCCAGTCGTGCGAGCGCTACGGCCGCATGTGTTCGTTTTTCCCGGTGTGCACGCGGCAAGCGTCGCTCGAGGATTTCACGGTTTATCAGAAGGTCGACAACGTGCATCCCGAGCTGTCGCCAGACTTCGTGATGCCGTCAGAAAACACTAACGGGCAGGCCGCCGAGTGACAGAACCACAGCAATCACCACCACACGAGGCAGCAGTACCCATGCCACCAGCAGCACCCGCCCCCAAGCCGGCCCCCGGCACCGCCACGCAGTCACCCGCACCGACCGCCGCCCAGCGCGCGGCACTAGCCGCGGCCGCAGCCGTCGCACGAGCCACACGCGCCCAGCAGCCGACAGCGACGGGCCCCGCCAACACGACGCAAGCGATCCTGCCGTCCAAACCCAGCGGGCGCATGGCGCTCGGGAAGGTCATCAAGGGGCGGCTGGCGAAACCCATGCGGCTGCTGGTTTACGGGATTGAAGGGGTCGGCAAATCGACCTTCGCCGCGGCCGCACCTGCGCCGATCTTTCTCGGCGCCGAAGACGGGACGAGCGAGCTCGACGTCGAGCGCTTCCCACAGCCGCAGACTTGGCTCGATGCGCTCGAGGCCATCGCCGAGCTGACCACGGCCGCACACGACTATCAGACGCTCGTGATCGACACGCTCGATTGGCTTGAGCCGCTGTGCTGGGCGCACGTGTGTCGTGAGTCGCGCGACGACAACGGCCGGCCGTACCAGTCGATCGAAGACTTCGGCTACGGCCGCGGCTACGTAGCGGCACACGACCAATGGCGCCGGCTTGCGTCGGATCTCGACACACTGCGGACCAAGCGGCACATGCACCTGGTGCTGCTCGCGCACTCCGCGATCCGGACCTTCCGCAATCCCGCGGGCGACGACTTCGATCGCTATGAGCTCAAATTGCACAAGGCCCCGAGCGGCTTTTGGCGCGAGTGGTCGGATGCTGTGCTCTTCGCGAGCCACGATCTAAACACGGTCAAAAAACAAGGCCGCGTGCGCGGAGTCATGGGCAGCCAGCGCGTGCTGCACACTGAACGCACCGCGGCGTGGGACGCCAAAAACCGCTACGATTTGCCGCCCCGGCTCGCGCTCGACTGGCAAGAGTTCGCGGACGCGGCCGCGGCACACCGGCCCGCGGACCGTCGCACGCTGCTCGCGATGATCGAAGATCAGCTGCTCGCGCTCGCCGAAGACGACGTGCGTGTAGCACGCGCCCGATCTGCGGTTGCACGTGCCGTCGAGGCCGGCGACGACGCGGAGATCGCGCGCATCGCGAACAAACTAGCCGCGATCATCACAGCGGCCGACACCACGCAAGATCCTCAACCGGCACAAGGGGCACAATGACGGGACCAGCGGTCAACGCAGACACGTATCGAGCGAAAGCGATCACGGCAGCGCTCGGCTACACAAAGAAAGGCGATCCGCAGATTGCGGTCGAGTTCGTGCTGCTCGACGGCGGCTATCTGTCGCAGTGGGAAGGTGC